GGCAAGGTTTTCGATAATGAGGTGAAGCGCACCCGCTTTGCCGATCCCTCGCCGTACAAGCTTTAGGATATGCGAGGCCGCCATGAGCGTAAGACATTCTCCGCCCAAGAAGAGTTGCCTGAAAATAACGCCGGAAATGCTTCAAGCTGGATACGCGGTTATCAGCGAATTCGATCCTGACATTACCTGCCTGACCTCAGCAGAAGCCGTCAATACGATGCTAAGGGCCGTTTATGTTGCCATGATCGAGGTACGCTTTGGCGCGGATATCGAATCCGCCATCCAAGCCGGTCTCGCGCATCTTCCGTCCTAAACGGCACGAGTCTGCCGGTAACACCCTATTTCCCTCGGGAAAGTTTCTAGGCACTCGCGCAGTGTTCTAGCGCGCTCGCGAAGCGCCGTTCAGCTCAGTTCATTCAGGATAAGATCATGACCGAACACGACGATATCCAGTCCGTGGACGATGCTGCCTTGGCATCTTCCGGGCAGACCGCGCAGGCGGAAAGCGAAGCCCCCGCATCGGCTCAACCAGCGGCGGGCGGAAGCGAAGCCGGACGCGACGGCCGAGTCCAGCAGCTCATCCGCCAAAAGCATGCCGCCGATGCCGTGGCAGCGCGGAGCGCGGCGGAAGCGGCGGCGCTGCGTGAGCGGTTGCAAAATCCTGGCCGGCCGCAGGACTATCGCGCACCTGAGGACTATACCCGTGCAGTTGCCCAGCATGCCGTCCGCGAGGTGGGCGCCGATATGCTGGCGCGCCAGGCCACTCAGGCACAGGAGTTCGCGGCACGGGCGGCACTGGATGCTTGGGCTGAGTCAACAGCCGAGTTCCGCCAGAAGGTGCCGGATTTCGATGCCGTCGCGCACAACCCAAACGTGATCGTGACCCCAGTCATGGCTGATGCCATCCGCGAATCCAGCCGGGGCGCGGAAATCGCCTATTACCTCGGCAAGAACCCGGCCGAAGCGGCGCAGATCGCGAGCCTGCCGCCAGTGTCGCAGGCGACGTCGATTGCACGCCTCGAAGGCCGCATCGGCTCGAACGCCGTCTCCGTCAGCCGCGCGCCTCAACCTGTCGGCACGCTATCGGGCCGCGGCGGCAGTGCCGGAACACCGCTGGAAGATATGGACTTCGAGGAATACCGGCGCGCGCGCGGATATTAAGGACCGGCTTTCTTCGCAATTTTACAGACCCCCTCACCCCAGCCCTCTCCCCAAGGGGAGAGGGAGTCTGCAACCGTTGCAGCATCGTTCCTTCTCCCCTTGGGGAGAAGGACGGGATGAGGGGGGTCTTGAAACATCCGCCAATCAAGGAGCAAAGCCCCATGGCCTCAACACTCTTAACTCCGAGCATCATCGCCAAGGAAGGCTTGATGCAGCTCGACAATAACCTTGTCGCCGCGAAAATGGTTTACCGCGCCTATGAGTCGGAGTTTGGCGAAACCAAGATCGGCGACACGCTCACAATCCGCCGGCCCGTCAAATATGCGGTGCGCACGGGCTCTGTCGCCCAGATGCAGGACGCGACAGAAGGTAAAGTGCAGATCCAGATCAACACGCAGCGCGGCGTCGATTTGCGGTTCCCGACCAAAGACCTCACGCTCACGATCGACCGCTTCGCCGAGCGCTATCTGAAGCATCCCATGATCGCGCTGGCCAACCAGGTCGATCTCGATGTTTTGTCGCTTTACAAATATGTGTGGAACTGGGTCGGCACCCCCGGCCAGACACTTTCGGGCTACAAATCCTTCATCAAGGGCCCGCAGCGGCTCGATGAGATGGCTGTGCCTGCGCCTCGCGCCTCCTGTCTATCGCCCGCCGATTTCTATGGCATGGCTTCGAGCTTCACCGGCCTCTACGTGCCGGACGTTGCGAGGACTGCGTTGGAGAAGTCCAAACTTCCGATGGTTGGCAACACCGACTGCTACTCGTCGCAGAACGTTATCAACTATACGGTTGGCTCTTATGCCGGAACACCTGTTATTTCTGCTACCGCGTCTGCAAACGGTGTCACGAACACGGGTGTAACAACTTACCTCGCGTCGATGAACACCAACCAAACCGCGATCCTCCTGGACGGCTTGACGGCTGGTGCCACTCTAAACGAAGGCGATGTGTTCACCATCGCCGGAGTCTATGCCGTCAATCCCGTCACGAAGCAGGTTCTGCCCTATTTGCAGCAGTTCGTCGTAAGCGCTCCGGTCACCGCAACTGGCACGGCGGACGCGATCACTATCGCGCCGGCCATCATCGTTTCCGGTCAGTATGCGACCGTGAGCGCGGCGCCTGCGCAAAACGCGGCACTAACCTTCATGGGCACCGCAGGGGCGTCCTATCCCCAGAACCTCGTTTTCCACGAGAACGCATTCGCACTTTGCATGGTGCCGATGGAATTGCCCGAGGGCGCAATCAAGAAAGCGCGGCAGAGCTATAAGGGCCTCTCGATCCGGGTGATCTGCGACTACGACATTATCAACGATATCAATATGTGGCGCCTCGATATCCTCTACGGCGTGAAGCCGATTTATCCGGACCTCGCCACCCGCCTTTCAGGCGCTTCGAGCTAACACCTTCGCCATCCCGGATATCGCTTGCGGTATCTCCGGGATGGCACTCCGCCCGGCTTCTTCCCTCGATTCAGGAGTAAACCCATGCCCGTAAAGCAGCTTTCCGACGGCAATCCCGATGGCACCGTACTTGGCCAAAGCCCAAACGATTATATCTCGTTCTACAATGTGCCACCCGTCCCGCAGCGTTCTGGCTCCGCACAGGTTGCCGTGCCAACAACCGCGCCGACGAATACAACCCCCTTCGGCTTCGATCAGGCGCAAGCCACCGCGATTATCACGCTATTAAATGAGATCAGGGCGGCGCTCGTGGCCGTTGGTATCATGAAAGGTCAGTGATGACTGGCGATACACGCCTTTGGATGTACCGGAACGGCGAGGCGTGCCTTTTCGAGCATCCCGATCATGTGCCAGCCGATCAGGGGTGGCAGCGGTTTCCAGCGCCCGCCGGCAATAGCGAGCCGCGTCCCGAAACGCCGCGTGTGACCCTGCCGGAGCCTGGCCCCGATCAAGAGCTGACCGACCAGGAGAAGCTCGACCGCATGTCACGGCAGCGCCTCATGCAGGTTGCCGCCGATTGCGGCATCTGCTTCGGTTCCGGCTGGACCAAGGCCCAGCTCAAACATGCGATTATCGAGGTCTTGAATGACAACGGCCCGTGACATCATTGCCGGCGCATACCGGCGCCTCGGCCTTCTACCGCTTGGCTCGGACCTCGATCCCGCCCGCGCCGAGGCCGGCCTCGCCATGTACAACGACATGCTGAACGCCTGGGCTGCCGACGGTATCTTTCCAGGTGGTCCCTATCCGCCGGTTGAGGAAACGGACGGCATCTTTTTCAGCGACGACTTTATCAATGGCGACATTACGGACTGCTCGGGAGCCTATCCGCCCTACGGTCCGAGCGATACCTCGAAGCCGCCAAAGCCTGAACCGCTATCTTACGGCTTGAACGATCCTTTTCCCTTGCTCGCTCAATTCGTGGAGGGCACGAAGGCGATCCTCGCGGTGGAGCTTGCATCGGCCAGCGGGATCGAGGCGCAGCCCTCGACGCAAAAGCGCGCGCAGAAAGCCTACGCGGCGCTGCTCGCCTATTACGTTATTGCGCCTCAGGCGAGCCAGGATATTGGTTTGACCTGGATGCCGAGCCTTCGGCGGTACGGGTTCCGCTGATCCGCGGTCATCCTAAGAATTGGAACGGTTTGAATTTTGTCCTGGATGGCCGGGTCACGCCCGGCCATGACAGTTTCATCAGAGGCTCATCATGGTCGCAGTCGATTTCGGGCATACCTCGAACCCGGACAAGAGCGGGTTCGGATCGAACCAGCGTCTACTGAACGGCTACCCGGAAGCGCTGGGCCAGGCAGCAAAGTCGCCGCTGCCCATCTACGCGGTGCCGGGGACGTCGCGCTTCGATACCGGTACGACCGGGCTTAACGGGCCGTGCCGCGGGATGCTCTATGTATTCGGCAAGGGACTTTATGTCGTCGGCGGAACTGCGGCGGCGCTGTTCGACGATCAAGGCAATGCCACACCCGTTGCGGGAACGATCGCCGGCACATCCATGGTCATCATGGCGGGCAATCAGCGGCCCAACCCGCAAATCGGCATCGTTGCCGATAACGTCTATTACGTCCTCGATACGGGCACGAACATCGTCTCTCGACCCAATCTTTCGAATCTGCCCGCTCCAAATAGCGTGACATTTCTCGATGGCTATCTCGTTTTTTCCATCCCGGACGGGCGCATTTTTCAGACAAATCTGAACGACGCGCTGACCGTTAACGCGCTTGCCTATGCCACCGCTTCCAGCCGCTCCGATGGACTTCGCCGGATCGTCACGCATCGCGGCGCGCTGATCGCGCTGGGCGAATCGAGCCTGGAAATCTGGGAGGACGCGGGCACCACGCCCTTTGCGTTCGCCCCCATCCGGGCTGACATCGACATTGGTTGCATCGCCGAGCAGACGGTCGTGATCGTCGCCGGCGCGCTCATGTGGGTGGATCAAAACGGCGTGGTGCGTCAGCTCACTGCTTCCGAGCCGGTCCGCATCTCGACGCATGCACTGGAGCGTGCCATCTCCAATCTAACATGGGACGAGCGCCGCGCACTTCGCGCTGTCTATACGCACTTCAATGGCCACGATTTCTACGCCGTGACGAGCCCCTATTGGACATGGGAATTCGACCTTGCCACTGGACTCTGGCACGAGCGGGCAAGCGGCGGCCTGTCCAATTGGTTCGCACAAGGTTTTGCATCGTTCGACGGCCTCGTGATCATTGGATCAAGCCAGGATGGCAGCCTTCATGCGCTCGACGACACGTCGCAAACAGAGAGCGGCAATCCCTATCTTTTTCTGGCGCAATCGGGGCCGGTGCATGCGTTTCCAAAAGGCTTGATCGTGGACCAGCTCGATGTCGACATCATACCGGGTGCGGGAATAACGGGCGCCAATGTTGACGCGGCAAGTCCCAAATTGATGCTCGATTGGTCGGACGATGGCGGCCACACTTGGACCGGCGGTCGCACCGCTTCCCTCGGACGTGTGGGGGAGCGCTTCGCCGTTGCGAGCTTCCATCAGCTAGGCTCCACGCAAAGGGCTGGGCGTACCTTCCGTCTTTCATCCTCATCGCCGGTCATGCGCGGCATCCTTAATGCCGACGCACGTGTAAGGCCGATCCTCGCATGACCGGGCAAGCCAATCTTTTCAGCCGCTTCGGTTTTCAGGTAGGCCCGGACGGCAAGCTCGATAACTATACCCGGGCCTTCTTCTCGAAGTTCAAGGGCCGGGTCGGTCCCGCCATGCCCGATCTAGATACGAATGCATCGTGGGCGCAGATCGCGGTGACGGCCAATGCGCTCATCAACGAGTTTGTGGCGCAAGGGTGGGTCCAGAAGGGCTTCGACGCGGACGGGACGGCGTTTGCCAATGCGATCCAAGCTGTCACTATGATTCCTGCGGCAACCGAGTGGGCGTATGCGCCTTACGAGGTGCTTCGGGATCAAATCACCACTGGCGTCGAATTCGTTGCGACGGAAAACGCTTATAGCGTTTACGACAGCTCGCAATGGGTCATTGAGTATGGCGAGGCGGCGAGCTCAGGCCGGATCGGCGGCGCAGCCTGCGATTGGGCCACCTCGCTCAATAGCCTGCAAAACCAGCTTCCGAACTGCGCGCTGGCTAATCTTTACGTCGCCTGGTACGGCAGTGACCTCCGCGCGGGCTCCTGCACGCTTATGCCAGGCGTCACGCGTACAGAGTTCGACGACATGCCTCACGAATGGGTGTGCACCGGCCTTCACCGGAACGAAGCCCATCAGGTTTCAACCGTGAATGGCAGCGCGGCTTTCGGCGGCACGCCGGACGATCAGTCCGTGGTCGCAGCGATCAAGGATCTGAACGCGCGGGGCCTGCAAGTCTGCGTCACGCCGTTCATTCTTATGGATATTCCGGACGGGAACACGCTACCAGATCCCTATAGCGGGGGTACGGGGCAGGCGGTGTACCCTTGGCGAGGGCGTATCACCAAAGACTACAGCACGCCGGATAAGACCCCGCAGGTGGCGGCAGAGGTTGCCTCGTTCGTAACCCAATACCGTAATTTCGTTCTGCACTACGCAGACCTTTGCGCGCTTGCAGGCGGGGTCGACATATTCTTGTTAGGCACCGAGTTGCGCGGCCTCACCTGGCTTCGCGATGCCGAAGGAAGCTACCCGTTCGTTTCTGCGCTCGTCCAGCTTGCCGCGGACGTCAAAGCTATTTTGCCAAACGCCCAGATTTCCTATGCGGCCGATTGGTCCGAATGGTTCGGCCATCAACCGGCGGACGGTTCCAACGACGTGTTCTTTCATCTCGATCCACTCTGGTCGGACGCTAATATCGCCGCCGTTGCCTTCGACAATTACTGGCCACTTTCGGATTGGCGGGACACAGCGCCGAACATCGATGAGGTAGTGCATTCCGACGGAACGCTGACCGCCATCACGGATTACGATTACTTGATGGGCAACGTCCGTGGGGGCGAAGGCTATGCCTGGTATTACGCGAGCCAGGCAGATCGGGATTCGCAAACGCGCACGCCGATCACCGACGGCGCCTATGGTAAGCCCTGGCTATTCCGCTACAAAGACATCTGGAATTGGTGGTCGAACCAGCATTTCAACAGGCCGGGCGGCATAGAAAGCCCGTCTCCGACTGCATGGATACCGCAATCAAAGCCCTTTTGGTTCACGGAGCTTGGCTGCCCTTCGATCGATAAGGGATCGAACGAACCAAACGTTTTCTACGATCCCAAATCGTCGGAAAGTGCGATCCCTTATTTTTCGGACGGCACTTCCGATTATCTCATTCAGCGGCGCTATCTCAACTCCATGTTGCGCTTCTTCAACGCAAGCGATCCCGAATTCACCGAGGACTGCAATCCACAAAGCACCCTCTACGCGGGGCGCATGGCCAATCTCAGCCGCGTGATGATCTACACCTGGGATGCACGGCCTTATCCCTATTTTCCGCTCTACGACACAGTTTGGAGCGACGGCCCGAACTGGATCTTCGGCCAATGGATAGGCGGCAAGCTCTCATCTTACACCCTGCCGCAGGAGCTTAATAGCATGGCAGTCGCAACCACTTACGCCCCCTTGAGCCCTTACATCATCGATCCGGCGACGGGCAAGCTCGACAAGCAATACCGCGATTTCTTCCAAGGTATCGAGTTCGTTCAGGGAGACCCAATTCCGAGTGTGTCCCTCGATCCAACCCCCGCCGAGGTGGCGAACGCGATCAACGCGCTTCTCGCTGTCCTACGCTCGCAGAACAGGCTTGCAACATGAGCGCGCGCAAGTTCCTAGTGCGGCGCGGTACGCATGACGATGTAGAGCGCTTTGTCGAGTTGGGCTTGCGCTTTTATGCCGAGGAGGGAAATCGCGAGGCCTGCCCCCATCAGCTCGCCCGCTTTGCAAGCTCTCACATTTGCAACGAGGACCGCGTTTTCCTCGTCATAGGCGAGCCCGTTGCCGCTCTTCTCTGCGGAGGTATAGCCCCCCATTACCTCACGGGCGAGCCAACCGCGTTTAAAACCGCATGGTACGCGCTGCCAGAAGCGCGCGGGCTTGGAGCCCATCTTCTCCGCGCTTTTGAGGCCTGGGCTAAGTCTATGGGCGCGCTCCGCCTCATAGTGGCGGGCCGGCGGGAGCGCACGCTCATCTTGCTCAGCCGCCTTGGCTACACTCCTCTCGAAACCGTTTACTCAAAGGATCTCCCATGGCAGAAGCAGCCCTTCCAATCCTCATAGGCGGAGCCGCCTCCGCTCTCGGAAACTATTTCGGTGCGCAAGCAACGGCAAACGCGGCGCAGCAGTCCGCGGGCCTCCAGCAGCAGCGGTTCAATCAGGCGGTCAGCTACGAGCAGCCCTATATGCAAAGCGGCCAGAATGCTTTGAACCTTTATAACAATGCTACAGGAGTAAATGGAGCAGCAGCGGAGCAGTCCTACTATAACAATTTCCAGAACGACCCCGGATTTCAAGCCGGCGTGAATTACGGTCTGCAGCAAATCCAAGCGCAGAATGCCGCCCAGGGCATGGGATTATCGGGAAACACGCTCGCCGCGCTCCAGAGCTATTCTCAGAATGCCCTTTCGCAAGAATACCAAACGAGGCTGAGCGATCTATTCCAGGGGGGTCAGCTTGGCGCGAACTCTGCCAATGCACTGTCTGCCGCCAGCACGTCGAGTGGAACCGCGCAGGGAAATTTCAACGTAGCAGCTGGCCAATCTCAGGGCTCCGGAATCTCCGGTTTGGGGACCGGCATTTCCGGCGCTACGAACAACTATGCAAATTACTACTACGGCACACAAAAGAGCTCTTGAAATGACACCCTATTCATCAGCACCAGCTATCCCGCCGCGCAACGCATTGATTGTCGCGGTTCCCCAGCCTGCTCCAGCCTACAGGCCAGCGCCAAGCGCGCCGTCGAACCTTCCGGCGCTGCTCGCGAGCACAATCGGCCACGCCGCCTTGCTTTCGGACACGCCCTCAAAATGGGCTTCGACAATCGCTATGCTGAGGCAAAACGGCGTCGATCCCGAAGGATATGAGGATTTTGAAAAGGGACGCCTTGCGGCCATGGCGGCCGCGGGTACTCAGACAACCCAGGGGGAAACCGAATAG